AAATATTACAATTATCTAGTAACTAAAAATAATCACTGGGGGTAATTAAAAATGGCTGGAAAAACAATAGAAATCAAACCAACCTGGAAATTTGCTGCTGAAGGTATCATAAGATTGGTTGCTACTAGCAATACATTTGAAAAAAAGCAGACTATGAAGGACCTGGAATATATGGTTAGAAAAATGGCTAGAGTTGCTGATGCGTATGTTGAGCTGGTTGAAGAAGCTGAAAAGCAAGTTGATAAAACTGCTGGTAAATTACTTAAAGAAAAGCTGAAGGGAGCTAAATAAATGAGATATCCTAAAATGACTAGAAAAGACTATTTTACTCAATACACTTATGATGGTACTAAAGTAAATGTCATAGAAAAGCCAGGTGTGGAGATTGTATCTTTTACTAATTATCAAGGTAAATTATGCACTTTAATCTGGTATGGGAAGCAAACGAAACCAAGCAAGTATTATGCCTGGACTACAGAAGAAAAAAGAGAAGCCTATATTGAAGAGAGATTACTTTTTATTGAAGAAAAAGAAACTGAAAAAGTAATTAAGGCTGCCATAAAAAAAGAAGCTAAACACCCTTATAAGGTTGGAGATATTTTAAATGGTAGCTGGGGATATGGCCAGACTAATGTGAATTTTTACCAGGTAGTGGCTGTTAAAGGTAAAGCTATTGAAATTAAAGAGCTTCAACAATGCGTTGTAGAAGATAGCTATGAGGCTCATGGTATGGCATGTGAGGTAGAGCCAATTCCAGATAATTTTTATGGTGAAAAAACTTATAAAAAAATACCACAGTGCTGGATTCATAAAGGAGAAGCTAACTGGTATGTTAAAGCACCTATTCATGGTAGCCTAAGACTGTGGAATGAAACTGCCTGCTACAAAAGCTGGTATCACTAAAACTAAAAAGGAGCTAAAATGCGTGTAGAAACTAAAATTACTATTACCAAAGACATAAATGATTCACAAAAGAAAAAGTTGCTTAAAATGGGCCAAAATGAGCGTAAAAACTACATTTACGAATTATGCAGAGTGCATAAAAACCAGGTTCAGAAATTAAACACTTTAGATGTCAATGCTGAATTAGCTGAAAATGTTTATTATAAATAAGGAGTAAAATTGAAAGTTAAACTAAAAACTAAAATAAAAAATAGAATCAAATACTTAACAGAAATCAGAAGCAAGGTAGATGGCAAGAAAAAGCCTGCTGAAATGATGTGTTTAAATATAGCTATATTGGAGCTTGAGCAATTAATTAAAAAGGAAAAAAAATGAACGAATTTTATAAAGTTTTAGCAGGCAATACATGAAAATGAGTAAATTATAGCTATGACTGAGTTCTATAAACAATACAATATATTATATCATTTACAGATATTAGATAAAGGATATGCTGGTAAAAAAGATAAAGCTGGATTACCTATTTGGCTGCATGCTTTGCGTATGGCACAAGTAGCGTACCAGTACCAGGAAACTGCAAAATCTCAAACTATCATGACTGCACTATATCATGATTACCTGGAAGATGCTTTGAATCCAGAAATCTTAAAAGATATTGTAAGTGAAGATGTATATACAGCAGTAGAAATATTGACACGTACAAAAGATGAAACATACATGGAATATATAACTAAAATTATAGATAGTAAAAATAGATTAGCTATGACAGTCAAAAAGCTAGACCTACATGACCACATAGTATATTCAGATAGTATCAGCAAAAGTTTGTTACAAAGGTATGAAAAAGCTTTAGATTTATTTTACAGAAAGGGGTATATTATATAATGCTAGAAATACGATATATGGCTAATACTGGTATAGGTGATAAGCATCCATCTCAGATTATTAAAATGGTAGAAGATGATGAAACCTTACAAATTCTAACTTGCAATAGATTAGAAGGTTGGCGTGATAATCCTGGAGCTTTTAAACATTTTGTAGAGCCAGATTATGCTGACCCAATAACAGCAGCAGAAGCTCAAATATATATAGATGAGTGGTCTAAAACCTGGAAGAAATCTTAGGGATAAAATTCAATAAGTTCCCAGCCATTAGGCAGACCATTTTTACCTTCAAAATCTTTCCACAGTTTTTTTAATTCAGCTTTAGCAGCTTTTCTTTCTGCCATAGATAAATTTTTATCCCTATAAGTTTCATAAAGCTTGTGACTTTTTTTATCTTTAACAGTCTGTTGCGCTCTGGTGTTAAATTGGATTTCCATTTTTCTACCAGTCTTAGGGTCAATCCAATTAGTATTGCAACCTTTGTATAAATCGCCATCCCAGTAATTTTTAACTTTTAGTTTTTTAAATCCTTGAGCTTCTAGCAAATCAAAAGCATTTAATACATCTCTACCATAATTAGCTTCATCAATTATAAATGTATATCTATTTAAATCAGATAAATTTTTCTTTTTGATTTGTTGTACAGTCCATCCATTATCTATGTTTTCTGATAAAAATTTTCTAAGCGTTGAGCTTTGGTCTTTGGTAGCATACTTAATACCATGTAATTCTGCATTTAAAGTTTTTACTATTGTTTCCATTTGTGCATTTAAAATAGGTTTTGCTTTTTGTGCAAACTTAACTTCTCTATTAACTACAGCCATAGCATCACCAGCTGATATTTTATGGAATTTTCTTTTTTCACCTTTTACTTCAACAGTATCACCAAGTTTACCAATAGGGTCTAAAACACAGTAACAATATGATGTACAAACTGTTGCGCCTGCACCAGGTAAACCTTCTGCTTCCCAGTCTGCAAATGTTTGTATTTCACCAGCTCTGCCTGCACAGTCTACGCAGATTCTATGACCTGCTACATTAACCCATTTCCATAAAGATTTTGTACCTAATTCATTTAATTCTGAATCACTAAAATATGTTTTGTATTGACCTAATCTATTAGATTGATTTATACCCCTGGTAACTGATTTTTTTACATCATGCTTTAATGGAGCAAATGGACCAGTACCAGCTTGAAGATTGGAACGCAGTGTATCTTCTACAAATTCTACAGACATACCAGTAGATAACATAGTATTGACAGTAGCGTTTATCTGCGTTCTAAAACCAGCCGCAGCAAACGCAATATCATCTATTACGCCTACTAAAAGGTTTTCCAGGTCCTCTGGTATACCTTTTTCAAAAACCTCTGCAATATCACCAAAATCATCACCAAATAAAGCAGCATAATCTTTTAAGTCAGCCATTATATCCCCCTTTTACGCCAAGCCATAAATAATTTAGTAGCTAAAAACTTATTTACTTTTTCATGACTTTTACCGCCTGGCTTATTATCTTTATTTATACCAAACCATTTACGTTGAGGTAATTTATCAGTACCCTCATTATGTTCAGCACCATAATCAGTTCCAGATGTAATGCTTGCTTTTAATCTTTGAGGTGTTGCTCTATCTATTTTAGTTTCTGACATCTTACCTGTTTCATATAATATAGTTTTACCAGATATTTTAGATTTACGCTTTGCTATAGTTTTTTCAGATAATTTCTTAAATGCTTTACCATCTAAATCTTTACCTGATGCTATACCTTGTTGTATTCCTACATTTATAAATTTAGCTTTTTCATTCAATCCATCTGCTATTACTTTAGGTAATTGAGCTGCTAATTTTTTATAACTAAATGTTCTCTTTATTTTTACTTTTGGTTTGGCCATATAATGTAGTTTTCTGTTTTAAATTTTCTGTTGCAAAATCAATACCCATTTCATACGCTTTTTTATATTTAGCTAAATTCTTAACAAATATAAGCTCACCAAATTCTAAAGCATATTGTTCTGGATTATCAATAATAGATTTAATACTAGCTTTCGGTAGGTTCACCTTCAGCTTGTTGATTACCTGTAAAGCCTTCACCAACTTTACCAAAGATTGATTGTCTTTCTGTGCCAACTTTATTATCCTCTTTATTTTGTTTAACTTGTTTACGTGCATCTTTTTCTGTTAAATCTTTATTATGACGCATCAATAACTTCCATTCTGTAGTTTGATTAGTAGCTAGTTCATGAGATTCTAATGCAATTTGGTCTGGAGCAGATGTAGGATATTCAGGCTCATAAAAATCAACACCCATTTTATCAGGTAATTGTATATCGTGCATAGCAGCTAAAGATTTTTCTATATGATATAATTTATGCTCAAATATTCTAAAAAGCTCTACGTCATCCAGGTAATCTTCATACCTACTAAGGTCCTTAATTTTTAGTGCTACACCACTAGGAGTTTCACCACCATCCTGCGCAAATTGTACATATAAATGATTATTTTGCGCACATAAATCTAACATGGATTTCATTAAATCTATAGCATCTTTCATGTTACCTTTTGAAGATACAAAATTAAAATCAGCACCTTCTGGTAACACTATAGTTTCATCAGAACCAGCTCTGGTTATTTTTTCATCATCATATAATCCTGATATAACTGGCTGACCAAACATTTGGAATCTCATACCAAGATTCATCTCAGTTAATAAAATATTTACCAGTTCATTTGTATTTACAATATCTTCAGCACCAGTAACAAAAAAACTATCTAGCTGATGCTCTCTATGAAAAAACATAAATGGTAAAAATCCATAATCATGATTAAGTTCTTCTAATGGCACACCATCTTCATCATAAATAACTGACACCTCTTTATCCCAGTAAACATACTTTAATTTTTGTACAGATGACATATTTACATCATCTATATTTTGCATTATAGGATATGTTATAGCAGTAGGTTCAAATGGATTATCTTCAAAATGTGCATCAAACGAATATATAGGCACATAATCAAAATATAGTTTACCATCATGTTTGACATCAACAATAACATGAACCGCCACAGAACCTAGCAATCTGGTCATTTTTTCTATATGTTTCATTTTAACATCTTTGATAAAAGTCATATCATCATAAATATTATTAACATTACGCTTTGCACCCTGAGTATATATCCTAGACATCCTATCTATAAAACGCCTGGTTATATTAAAGTTTGAACAAGGTACTTCCTGGAAAGCTTTCAATGAAAATCTATCTTTAATATATTCATGAGTTTCCATACTACCTTCATAGTAATTTAACATTTTATGGTTTAACCTTCTACGTTCTTTTGATATTCTTAAACGCTCATTTGATACGCTTTCTTTGATTATGCTTTCTATATTTTGATTCATTTTGATGTCCTATACTTTGATTGCTTTATTGGGAATTTGTTAATAAAATAATATCTAAAAGCATCCATACTATGGTCAGACCTTCCATCTTTAATAGGGATATTTTTTAAATCATTATCTTTATGTTCTGGGTATCTATATATTTCTAAATCTTCCATTAATCCTACGCATTTTTTATCTATATGTATTCTTCGCTCACCTTTTGAATTTTCAAAAAAATTTCTCACATGCGATATACCAGATGCTATGCTTCTACTTGTTTTATCCCTTAAAGCAAATGTTCTGTAACCTGTAGCTTGTCTAAATAATTCTGCTTCACCTATACCTGTGCTAGCAGTTACCTGGTAACCAGCAGGGTCACCAAAACACCTATTAATTCTATAACCTTTAGCTTTTACTTTTTTAGCAAGCTCATTCACAGTTAAATTTGGTTCATGTACTATCTCATCTATTACGTTTACATGAGCTACACCTTTTTGACCAACGTCTATAGTTTGAAAAAATAAAACAGCTGGCATCCTGTAACCATAATCTATGCTCATATCTACTGGTATTAAAGGATTATATCTAAAATCACCTACATCTTTTTCTCTATCAAATTGATATACTCTACCAGATAATGACGTAAAGTTTGCACCATATTCCTGTTCAAATATTTCTTTAGTTAATGAATCCCTTGCTTCTAATAAATCAGGGTCATTTTTACCTAAAGGAAATGAAAATTGATTTACCCATGATGGAGCATTAAAACTATACCAGTAATCATTTTTAGATTGACCTTTTAAATATAATTCATGAAAATAGGAATATCCATCTGGTGTAGATATAAATATTGCTTTTCCTTTTTTATCTGATAATGTAGGTCTTAAATACATTTCCCATATTTTCTTTAGGTTATTTATTTTAGCTGCTTCATCAACTATAACTAAATCACAACCCTCACCAATTAAAGTTGAAGGAATTTCAGCAGACTTTCCACACAACATAGAAGCACCGCCATCCCATTCAAATTTTAATATCTGCTCTTTAGCGCTAAACTGTGTTGGCTTATATCCTTTTTTTATCACCATATCTTCATATACAATTCTAAATATTTTTTCGCTTGTATTATAATTTGGTGATACTACCCAGATAACTTTACCTGGCTGCGTTAGGTAAACCTCTGCTTCTCTTGCTGCACTATGTGATTTACCAAATCTACGACCACAACATGCTACTATAAATCTTGCATCCTCTGGTGCGTTATGTAATTTTTCCTGACCTTTATGTGGCGTGTAATCTATAAAATCAAACCAATTTGATTTATATTCATTAGACAAATTTAACATAAAATAATAAAAAATCCTTTTTATTTTTATATGTAATTTATAATTTTACCTTGTATATTTACAACTTATTTAACAATAATACAGGAGTAGCAGTATGTTACCAGAAGAAAGTGGCCAAGATACAGGCACAGAAATTAACAATCCAGTACGAGATGAACAACAAGTATCAGATGAACATGTTGATTATAAAGCTCTTTATCAGGCAGAAGTACAAAATAGCAAAAAGCAAAGAGCAGCTAAACAAAAGTTTGAAGCTGATTTAACAGCATTGTCTACAAAAGCAAAAGCAGAAGAAGAAAAGCGACTTGTTGAACAAAATAAATACAAGGAATTGTGGGAGAAAGATAAATCTGAAGCTGAGTGGGCAAGAACATACAAAGCTGATAGACATGCAAAATTGCTAGAAAGACTGCCAGAGGATAAAAGAGAAAAATTTTCAAATTTAGATTTAAGCAGTTTAGAAGCAGTGGTTGAGGAATTAGCCACAAAACCTAAAGAGGTAGTAAAAGCTGTACATGGCCAAGTTGATTCACCTAAAATGAATAAACCATGGAAGGAAATGAATGATGAGGAACGTAGAGCTTACCATGATAGCTTAATGTCTAAATAATTCTTATTAATATATTTGCCTTACAGGCAGAAAGAGAGTTATAAATGTCTTTAGCACCAAATACAAAACCATATTTAACAGGTGGTTTACAAGATTCAGCGGTTGATGCTGGATTACAAAAGTTTGTACCTGCGATATGGGGAGCAGCTATTCAAGACTATATGGAGAAAAAACTTGTTGTTGGAGGAATGGCACAAGATTTATCTGCTATGGTAGCGAATGGTGGCGACTTAATCCATTTACCTAAACATGATGAAATAGCAGCCGCTGATTTATATGGTGGTAATGTAGAAGCTCTACAAACAACAGCAATATCATTTGATGATACAACAACTGCTGGTGGAGAATACACATTAACAGTTAATAAATCTGCTTATGCAGCTGTAGCTATTGGTGACCTTATTATGGCACAAGGAGCTTCACAATATGATTTCATGAACCTATACACACAAAAATTAGGTTACGCTTTAGGTAAACATATTGAAGCATACATAATGTCACAGTTATTAGACCACGTTACTTTTAACGTGAATGATGGTACTGATGATGGAGCAGGTTCAGGTAACACTATTGATATATCAGCAGCTGGTTCATATAATATTGATAAAGCTGGTGTTGCCAACTTAGTACAGGGAATTTACGAAGCAGATGCAGATTTAGAAGATTTTGTAGCTGTTTTATGTCCTGCAACTTACGCAAGTTTATTTAAACTTGATGACTTTGCAAGATATGACGTTATAGGTAATTCTTTAGGAGCAGAGCTTCCAAGAGTTAGCGGTTACGTTGGTAAACTTGCTGGTGTTGATGTAGTAGTATCTAATAACTTTAGAAATAAAGATAATAGTGCTTACTTAACTGCACCTGTGTTTAACGCAGTTGATGGTACGACTGATGAATCAGACCACTTAAATGGTTTCTTAATTAAAAAAGATGCTATTAAGATTGCATACGCTGCTGGCATGAAAGCTAGAGTTCAAAGTGATTACAGTTTAACAACATTATCTACACAAATAGTAGCAGATTCAGTTTATGGATGCGCTATTGTTGGTGATAATAGTTCAAATAAAACTGTTTTTGCATTGATGGATGCGTAAACACAACTAAATAAATAGTAAAGGGGTAGTAATCTACCCCTTTACATAATTGGAGAATTATTAAATGAAATTTCAAATTATAAAACCTAATGGTACTTTATTAGAAAAAGAAGTAGACCCTAAAGATGTAGGTTTAATAGAAAAATTACAAAATATTGGATGGGTAGAATCAAAACCTAAAGCTAAAAAGAAATCAAAAAAAGCTAAAGGAGATAAATAGATGTCTACAACAAGTCCTTATAGTGTTATAAGAGTAACACCAACCTTAGAAACAAGTGAGTATGCAGTAGGTGATGTATTATTTGCTTCACAAGAAATACCTAATGCAGTTTATGGTAAAGGAGGTTGTTCAAAATTAATAGGTTTTGGTATGATAGATTATTCTGACCAGTTAATAAATGATTTTAATATAAGATTTACTTCTAAACAAGCAAATATGGGTACAACAAATGCAGGTGTAACTATAAGTGATGCAGATTTTAAAACTGCTGAATTTTTAGGTCATATTGTAGTAGACACTAGTAATTGGGATATTGATAATGTAAACAATAAAAGTATTTTAGTTGGAGAACAAGGCACATCTCAAGTACCAGAATTATACTTACAAGCTGCTTCTGATTCTACATCAGTATATTTTACTTGTGAGAATCTAGGTTCAGCAATAACGTATGCGGCTGATAGCTTAGAGTTTTGGTTTATGTTAAAAAGATATTAGTATGCCTAAATTTGGTAAGAGGTCTAGGAAAAATTTAGAATCATGTGACCCTAGGTTACAAGATATTTTCAACGAGGTTATTAAACACGTTGATTGTTCTGTTATAGAAGGTCACAGAAGTAAAGAAAGGCAGAATAAATTGTATGATGAAGGTAAAACACAAGTTAAGCATCCTAATGGTAGGCATAATGCTTTTCCTTCTCGTGCCATTGATGTCTGTCCTTATCCTATTGATTGGTCTGACAGAGAGCGTTTTACGTTATTTGCAGGATTCGTAAAAGGTATAGCTCTGGCTAAATTTAATATAAAATTAAGATGGGGAGGTGACTGGGATTCTGATTTCCAGGTTCAAGATAATAGATTTGATGACTTTCCACATTTTGAATTAAAAGAGGTAGAGTAATGGATAAAGGCGTTGTATCAAGATATATTGCAGTGCCTGACCAACATTTTCCCCTTCATGACCAACCTGCTTTAAATGTAGTGAAGAAGGCTATTGCCATGATTAGGCCTTCTGGTTTCATCAATCTCGGAGATATTGGGGAATGGCATGCTTTTTCAGCCTGGAGATTCAAAAGAAAAAAAGCACCGCCAATAGAATATTTAATAGATGATTTTGATAAAGATGTAAAAGATGTAAATGCTGGTATGGACCAGTGGGATGAAGCTTTAGATAAAGCAAATGTCAAAGAAAAATATGTAACCGAAGGAAACCATGATAACTGGTTAAATTATGCAGCTGATAAGTATTATGGATGTGACCATTATAAGTTTAAAAATGCTGTAAAATTAAAAGAAAGAGGTTACAAGTATTACCAGTTTGGTCGTAAATTAAAGATAGGTAAATTATACTTTTATCATGGTCATGAGTTAGGTGGCCAATATCATACAGCAAATCATTTAAGAAAAAAAGGTGCTAACTATATGTATGGTCACTGGCACGATTTGCAACACATGACAGTAACACACCAGGATGGACCAAAAGCTGCCTGGAGTATTGGATGTCTAAAAGATATGTCACCAAAGGCTAATGATTGGTTACACAATAGAGAACATAACTGGGCGCATGCTTTTGCAATTATTGATTATTATAGAGGTGGTAATTTTACAGTACACGTAGTTCAGATAATCAAAGGTAAGACATCTTTATGGGGTGAGCTTATAGATGGGAACAAGAAATGAATAAAAAAGACCAGGCAGAAGCAATAGAAATAATGTTGAAGAATCTTATAAATATGCACGAAAAAATAAATTTAATTTTAGATATATTGCATATAGAAGAATCTTTACCAAAACATGAACCAGATAAAGATGATAAAATTATATATTTTGAACCAGACACATATAAACAAATGTGCAAATTAATTGGAGATGGCACTATCCCTTTTATGGGGATAGCATAATAAGAATGGAAAGATATGGAACAAGAAAAATTTATGCAGCAGTTAATAGGAAACTATGGCTGGATGTTTTTTGCAGGTATTGCCATATTAATATTTCGTTCAGCAATAGAAGGGATAGTTGAGGGTTTAAAAGTATTTATAGGTAATGATTTAAACACAGATGATGTAGTTACTATAAATGATAGACCTGCCAGAGTTACAAGGGTAGGAATATTTAAAACTACATTTTTTGTTTATAATATAGGCTGTGCAGATGGCAAGCCATACGTAAAAGGTGGTAGTAAAATGCAAATACAAAATAGTGTATTGAAAAACCACAAAATAGAAAAACCGCTACCTATGCTTGATTTAAGTAAGTGGGAAGCAGATTGCGAGCAGGAGGCAAATAGTAATGATAGATAGCACAATAAGCATGGGTTCAATAATTACAATATTGACTGTTACAGGCACTTTATTCTTTACTTCAGGTAATTACACTGAAAAGATAGAAAGCTTGCAAAATGAGCAAGAAAAGACTGTTGTAAGGGTAAAGAAAGCAGAAACAGATATAACAGATTTAAAAGTAAGTGTAGCAAAGATAGAAACACAACTGGATGATAGGTTTGATAGATTAGAAGAAATCCTAATGGATTTAGAATAATAATATAAATTTGGGGGTGTGTTACCAGAGCCATTTTATTCCTTCTGTAGCATCATCATCCGCAGCTCATTAGCACCCCCTAAACATTTTTTAACAAAGGAGAAATAACATGATAGAATTATTAACAGAAAACTGGAAAATGGTAACTATAGCAATTTTAGTAATAGATAAAATGGTAGCTATGTCACCATCTAAAATGGATGATTTAATTTGGTCATCTATTAAAGGTTTATTATACAAGCTAACTGGGAGAAAATAATTGCCACGTTACTTTAACAATAAAGCTTTAACTAAAAAATCATTATCCTTACCAAATGGATTAGATGAAACACCTAAATATATTCAATCAAAAGAATCTTTAGATGAATATAAAAATACACCATTGGCAGTATCAACTGATACTGTCTTGGTGAAGGGTGATTTATTAGTTGAAGGTGATGTTAAATCTAATGGTACAACACTAACAGGTGGAGGTGGCTCAGATACTAATACAACTTATACTGTTTCTTGTGTTGATGGAGATAATAGTGATGAAGAAAAAATTAGATTAACAGGTAGTGATTCTAGTACTGATGATGTAGTGTTAGAAGCAGGTACAGGATTAAGTATAGCAAGAGATGGTGATAAAATAACATTTACTAATACAGTTTCAGATACTGACACAAATACTAACCAACTTACAGTATGGAATTATCAAATAGATAGTGGCTCTACTGTTGATGTAGCACATGGTCAAACATTACAGTTGTCTTCAGGAAATGGTATTGAATTATCTGAAGATGCAGCAAGAGAATTTACTGTACAAGCAGTAAATGCGAGTGCAAGTGCTAAAGGTGTAGTAGAATTAGCAACCACTGCTGAAACTACTACAGGAACAGATGCTACAAGAGCAGTAACACCTGATGGATTAAAAGATTCAGGTTATATGGGTTTTGAATTTAGGCAATTAATAAATGCTGGATTTAACTATAGTTATACAGCAGGAACAAAAGTTTATATACCACTTGTAGGATATATATTAGAAAGAAATTCACAATTTGGAGCAAATGAATATTTATCTTATGTTGCACCTTATGATGGTTATCTTAATCAAGTGGTATTTAGAAGTGAAGAAGCTTGTGGCTCTACTGTTGTAGGTTTTCATAAATCATCAACAGGAACAGAACATCCAAACGCAACAGCAAGTGATTCAGTAACAGTAGATATGGCCGCTGATGATACATCATATAAGTTTGCATTTACAGGAGGAATGTCAGGTAGCGCACATCAATTTAGTGCAGGAGATATTATAAATATATCATTTGACCCTACAAATGATGCAAATGATGTAGTGTTTACAGCAGAATTTATATTAGATAGTAGTTCAGGATTATAAAGGAAAAATTATGTCATTATCAGGTAAAACAGTAAAAGAAACATATAAAAGCTTAATAAGAGTAAATGATAATTCTAATGGTGTAGATTCATCAGCAGAATCATGTACAGATGGAGCAGGAAATGGTACTGGTTTAAAACTAGGAACAGATAAAGTACATGTACAACCATCTAATGCAGATTCTACTACAGCTTTTCAAGTCAATACAAGCGGAGGAACGCAAAGATTTTTAGTTGATACCAGTAATGGCTATGTTAAAGGTGGTGTAAATGATTACTACATGAATACACAAACAGTAGAATTTTCAGCACTAGGATTAAATCCTTCTGGTACTGGCTATCATGACATGATACCTTTTGGTCATAACACTGGATTTGGTGCAGATATAACAGAAGCTAATTTAGGTAATGGAGCTGGACCTTCTACAACATTAACAGGCAGTAATGCGTTATTACCATTTTACTGGTATACACCATGCGAGATAGTTATAGATTCTATGGATTGTTTAGTAGCTTGTGCTAGTGGAACACCAACAGTGAATTTTCATTTAATGGAAGGTGCATTAACAAAAGATAATAGCACAAGTAGTGGAGATGCAACTATAGCAGAATTATGGGACACATCCACAACTACTTTAGCAACAAATCAAATAAATTATATAGCAGGCAGTCAAGCTTCTAGTGCTAGTGATTCTATAGTACCAGCAGGCAGTGTAATTGTTTGCACAATAGAAACATCAGCAGACGTATTATTAACAACAAAAGTAATTATAAAATATCATTTGAGGTAAAACATGGCAAATTCAACAGCAAATTTAACAGTAAGAAGTAATGATGGTAAAGCTTATAGTTTTTCATCACAAACTGACTATAATGAAATATACCAGGTAAAACAAGAGGTGGATAATTCTGATGGATTTATAGACCTTTTAAACATAGGTACTAGCATAGCAGCACAAACTCTAAGAGATGCTAAAATGATAGTTATATGCAACAAAGGAGATACAGCTTTAGAAATACAAACTGAAATTCAAGCATATAAAAACAATAGTGACTTAGATGTAGCAAATTCAGTAGATTTAGGAGGAGGAAGTGGCACTACTGCAAGATATATAAACTTTTTATTACCAGTAGGTGATTTTATGTATTTACCAAACAATAGAATGGTTAGTTATGAAGGTGAAGCAGGAGTATCAGCGTGTAATGCTACATCAGTTACAGACACATTACCTCATGTAATAAATAGTAATAATGAATATGTAGATAGTGTAGCAAACTTAGGAGCGAATGTAAATGGTACAACAACATCTATAAATGTAGGTGATACAGACTATTTTAGAGTTGGTGACCTTATACAGCTAGGAACACACGATACATCAACTAATGCAGATGCCAAAGAATTTATGAGAGTAATAGAAATTACTAGCTCTACTGTAGTAGAAGTAGAAAGAGCATTATTTGGAACAGCAGCTGGTGACCAGGGTGCTAACCAGACAACTGGCCATGCTTCTGGAGCAAATGTGTATTTACCATTTTTTAATGAATTTCATGATTATGATAAATTTGCTAAAGCTCAAACTGATTCTCAGGGAAGATTTAAAGCTTCTAACTTTTTTGGATATGGAAGAACAGCAGATAAGGTATCAGATGGTATCGTACCAGGAAGTGTAGCTATTTCATTTTATGGCCAACCTTCAGCTAGTGTAGGTATGTCTAATGTTCAATCTAGCACAGAATCTGGATTAACAGGTGGAACAACGTATGAATTTCATATTGATGTTACAGGTACTGATGAAGATATTACATTTACTGTTGATTCAAGTAACACAAAGTTTGGTGGTGCAAATGGTATAGTAAGCAAAATACAACAGACATTAAATACTAAGTTTTACGATTCTTCATCTCAATTATTTGAAAAGAGAGTAACAGTAAACTTAATAGGTGGTGACCTTGTATTTAGATTACATGAATCATTATCAGATAGTGCAATATCTATAGGTAGAGCAGCAAGCGTTTCTGGTACTACACATTTAATAGCAACTGGAACAACTAATACAGGCAGATTTCCAGGAGCTGATAATATACCAAATCCAATAGCTGTAGCGCTACCTAGAAAAAAAGCATACACAAGAGGATTTAGTCCTAATGTTAGAAAAACAGATTCATACATGACTGATAATGGTCATGGTGTTTTAAGCGGTGGCGGAGGTTCTGGAAGTATAAATTATGAAACTGGAGCTATTGAATTTACTGGTCCGCCAAAAGGTGAATTTACAATTTCAGCAACTTATAAATCAGCATTAGGTGGCGCTGGAGATGGTACAACATCAGGCGCTGTTAATGTAATTAAACAAATATCAGCAAGAACCACAAGCTCAAAAAAAGATGGAGTTTGTGAAATAATTGCATTTAATTAGGAGTAAAATATGGCTACTTATGGCGGTGGAATGAAGCGAAAATTTAAGGGTGGAAAAGGTAAAAAAAGAGGCAAAATGACAGGCCGAAAAATGCTAAAAAAAGGTAGAAAAAAGCGTTGAAAAACGTAGTAAAATTACATTTTTAGTTACAAAAATAATAAACATAACTCTCGTTATGAAACTTAGAAATATGAATTTTAGGTCCTAACATACGTTGAAGGTATAAAAGTGTCTAAAACAGGCTATTTTCAGCCTTAAACGCATTTTTAGCATATTGAAAGAAAAGAGTAAAAAATGGCAAAATTTAAGGGTAGAAAAGTAAGGTTAAATAAGCCTTCAAGAATTGGAAAAGGACAGACAAGTTATGGCAAAAAAAAGTTCCAAGTTTTTGTAAAAGATGGCAGCAAAGTTAAGCGTGTAACTTTTGGTGACCCAAACATGAAAATTAGAAAAAGTAACCCAGCTAGGCGCAAATCATTTAGAGCAAGACATAAGTGTGCAACGCCTGGTCCAAAAACAAAAGCAAGATATTGGTCTTGCAAAATGTGGTAAGATATGGCAAGAAAAAAACGTAGAAAAAGTACAGTAAATAAAGCTGGTAATTATACAAAGCCAACAATGAGAAAAAGATTATTTAATAAAATAAAAGCTGGTAGTAAAGGTGGTAGAGCAGGCCAATGGAGTGCTAGAAAAGCACAAATGTTAGCTAGACAATACAAAGCAAAAGGTGGAGGTTATAGATAATGGATTCGGTAATACACTTCATAAAACATGCTTTAGGTTTATGTGGTGAGCCACATCCTAATTTGCTTGTAGGGGGATTTGGTGTTGTAGGGTATTGCATATATTGCGTTAAAGTTATGCAAAACAAATGGAGAAAAAAGTAATGGCTTTAAAAAAATCACAAAGGTCATTAAAGAAGTGGACCAGACAAAAATGGGATTATGTTTCTAAAGCAGATGCTAAAAAACCAAAATCTAAACGTGGTAGATATTTACCTAAATCTGTTAGGGATAGTTTGACACCAGGTCAAAAAGCTTATGAAAATAGAAAGAAAAGAAAAGCTACTAAATCAGGTAAACCTAGAGCCAGATATTCAAAATCAGTTAGAAGAAAAATGAGAGGTAAATAATGGCAAGTTCAAATATAGCTTATTGTACAGATACAGATTTACTAGATGTTTATCCGCATATTAGTGGATATGATTTAAAAAGAAGGGTGTATGGTTGGGAAACAACTTCCACATCTAATTTATATATAGCATATAATACTGGAGAAATTAATATGCTATATAAAGATGGTAAAGAATTAACATCTGTAGGTGATGAACCTAATGCAGAAGGTGAATATAATTATACAGAATCTTCTGATTCGGTACAATATTTTTCTACAACGTCACCAAATGATTGTATAATGGAAGCTGGTGAAGATTGGGAAACTATTAAAACTAGATTTAGAAAAAGAGCATGTAGATTATTTGAAAGTGAAATAGATTCAAGATTTGTTAGAGAAATACAAAAAGATAGAGAAGGATTATATCCTGATATAATTATTAGAGCATGCGCATTAAAAACATGTATGTTATTATTAAAAGCTCATGACCCAGAAAATACTGTAGTTAATAATTTTGAAATGGAATACAATGAAATTGTTAGAGGTATTAAAAGTGGAGCTATAACTTTACCAACATCTATAACACAGGATAGCGGAAAAGGTATTATTAGAGAGGTTTCTGTAAATGGTAGCACAACACTAAGGCCAGTATCTATTATTGGCGAATATCATGGTTCTGGCTATGATTTGTTAAAAGTTAAAGTTACAACAGCAGGAGCTATAGGTACAGCTAGAATGACTGTATATCAAAAAGATAGTGATAAGTTACAAGCAGATGCTGGGGTAGAAGCAGAAATCATAGATGGTGATTATCAATTTTTAGCACCAGGATTATATATAAGATGGAGCGCAGCAGTCATAGATGGAAGCACTGACGTAGCAACATTAAATGATGAGTATGAGATTGAAGTATATGGTACTAACATAGATTCAACACAACAGCAAGTTGGAACAATATCAATGACAAGAAGGTAATATGGCATTAGTAACAGAAAATAATATATTAGGTAGAAATACAACAACAACAGGTGCAGGGTATCATAATATATTTTATGATTGGGTTTTAGCTGGTTTAAAACAAACATTAAACAATGAATACCCAGGAGCAAAAATTTATATTGCACCAGAGATAATGGGTAGTCCGCCAGCGTTTAGTATTAGATTATGGGGAAGCTCATCTGAGTTAGAAAATGAAGCACCACAACAATGGACCAGAAAGTATAATATAGATATAGAAATGTATAGTGTAGAAAAAAATGCTACAGAAACATTTTATAAACAATTTTATGCTGATATTGAGCATATACACCAAGTATTATTTAATAATAAAACTTTAACTATTACACAAAGTATATCTACATCTGGACCTTCATCACCATCTAATAAATCATTTACATGGTATGATGGTACTGTAGGTGATATAGTATTAAATGAATATGATGAAGGTGAAGAAGAAATTGATGGATTAAACAAAGCTTCTATACCTTTTTCTTGCCTAGTGGAACGTGAGGGATAAAAAAACTTTTATTAAATAATGAATATGTTTAACTTTTAACTAAAAAAACTGGAGTTTTTTATGAAAAACGAACCAAAAAAACAAAATTTACCAAAGCCTAAATCAGGTGGATGGAAAGCTGTAAATCCAGAGCGGTTTTCTGAGTGGTATAACGATACAGTACCTTGTTATGCAGAATTGTCAGAAGGGAAAGTTGTGCAATTAGATACTAAAGACAAACATGTTAAAGACTGGATAAATAACAAAATAATAGTAAAGGAGTAAGATAGATGGCAACAGGAAGAACGTATGGAGCTAAGGAATTTAGTTGCGTAGTTGGTATTCAAGACATATCTGCTGCTGCTATTGGTACTGCGCCTGCTACAGGCAATCACGTTACAGGCACAAAGGTACAGATGGGTCTGACTACATTAAATGATATTGCATTTGATGCAGGTTACCAAAGAGCAGAAATATCACGAGCAGGTAGACGTGTTATGAGAGCAGAAGATATTATTAATCATTATGGTTCAGGTTCATGGACCTGGGATTTTGACTGGATTTGTGATAATGAAATGGGTTTACAAAATTTATTAAATTTAATTTACCCACAAACAACAACAGTAGCTGGCTTAACAGC